AGCAGCCAACGCTGGCTTGGTTGAAGGCATGAAAGGTCTGTTTAACCCAACAGACACTATCAGCAAGCAATTCAAGAACGGCATGATGGGCACTGGCGTGTTGGGCTTTGACGAGATCAACATGTCTCAGTCTATCAAGCAACACACAACTGGCTCTCGCGTTGCCACCGGCAACTCTGTGACCACCACTGTGACTTCTCAAGGTGCTTCTAGCATTGCTTTGACTATCGGCTCTGGCCTGACAGTTAAAGCCGGTGACGTGTTCACTGTTGCTGATTGCTTCGCTGTGAACCCACAGACCCGCGAGTCTACTGGTTCGTTGTTCCAGTTCGTTGCTTTGGCTGACGCCACTGCCAGCGGCACTGCAATTGTCGTGTCTGTTGCTCCTATCTACACCGCCGCCAATGCTTTGGCTACCGTTGACAGCTTCCCTGTCTCTGGTAAGGCTGTCGTGTTCGTAGGCGCTGCTTCTAGCCAGTACGCACAGAACTTGGTCTATCACAAGGACGCCATCACTTTTGCAACTGCTGACTTGCTGTTGCCACAAGGTGTTGACATGGCTGCTCGCGCAGTTCACAACGGTATCTCTTTGCGTGTCGTGCGTCAGTACGACATCAACAATGACCGTATGCCTTGCCGTATTGACGTTTTGTACGGCTTCAACACGATCCGCCCACAAATGGGCTGCCGTATCTGGGGCTAATTGATTGGGGCTTCGGCCCCTATCTCTGTTATTAACATTGAAAGGAAATTATCATGGCATTACCTAATGGCGCAGGCGGTTACCAAGTTGGTGACGGCAATCTTGGCGAAATCAGTTTCTCCAACACCAGCACTCCAGTTGCTTTGACTGGCGCGGCTGTCACTATCACCGCAGCCGATTTGGCTTCCGGTGTGTGTACCATGGACTCAGGCGGCACAGACGCTGGAGCCTATGTATTCCCCACAGGCGCATTGCTTGACGCTGCATTCCCTAGCCTTAAAGTTGGCTCGACATTTGACTGCGCTTTCATCAACCTTGGTGACAATGCAGCAAATGACGTAGTTTTCACTGCTGGCACGGGCAACACCCTTGTTGGTAACGACACGATCCAAGATTCGCTGACCAAAACCAGCAACACATCTGGCACGTTCCGTTTCCGCAAAACTGGTGACGCAGCGTACTCAATCTATCGCGTTGCCTAAACTTAAATGGGGGCTTCGGCCCTCATTTTTAAAGGAAAAATCATGACCTCTAATACCAAATCAATTGGCGTTGCTTTTGAAGACCAAGACATCATTGGGTCTAATTTTGTACTGGCTGGTGGCGAGTTGGGCTATACCGCAGAAGCAAGCGGCACAGTGACTCAATTGACAGACAAGTCCACAGCGGTCACGCTGAACAAGTCTGCTGGTCAGATCACACTGAACGGCGCCTCTTTGGCAAACATCACAAATGTTTCGTTCACTTTGAACAACAGCACAATCAGCGAAAAAGACGTTATTATTTTAAGCGTGTCTTCTGGCGCTACCGCTGGTGCTTACAACTGCTGGATTTCTAGCAAAACCACAGGAAGTTGCGTAATCACAATTCGCAACCTTTCGGGCGGTTCGCTGTCTGAAGCTTTTGTAATCAACTTTGCAGTTATCCACGTTCTGTAAACCAAATGGGGGCTAATCACCCCCATTCTTAAATTATGAACATTACATTGACACACCCCATCCACGGCGCAAAGATTGCAACAATGGAGTCTGAGGTTGAAATGGATGAAAGAAATGGCTGGACTCGTTATAATCCAGACACGCCTTCTGAAACTGAAGAAGCGGCTCCCGTGAACGTGCTGGAAGTTAAACGCCGTAGAAAAACCACTGCAGAGGTTTAAAAATGACAACGTACACCGCTGGCCAACAAATCGAACGGGCGCTTAGACTTCTCGGTGTGCTTGCTGAAGGTGAAACGCCCTCTGCGGCTACGTCACAAGACGCCTTGATGGCGTTCAATCAAATGATTGATTCGTGGAACACAGAGCGTTTAGCCGTGTTTTGCACACAAGATCAAGTCTTTACATGGCCAGCAGGCTTAATTAGCCGCACCCTTGGCCCAACTGGTGACTTTGTTGGCCTTCGCCCCATTTTGCTTGATGATGCTACGTACTTTAAAGCAAACAATGGTGTGTCTTACGGCATCAAGATGATTAACCAACAGCAGTACAACGGTATTGCTGTTAAGACCGTAACGTCCACCTACCCACAAGTGATGTGGGTAAACATGACGTTTCCCGATATTGAGATATATCTCTATCCAAGGCCAACGCAAGACTTGGAATTTCACTTTGTATCGGTTGAAGAACTAAATCGCCCCGCCACACTATCCACGGTGCTGTACTACCCGCCTGGCTATTTGCGGGCGTTTACATACAACTTGGCCATGGAGTTTGCCCCTGAGTTTGGTGTTGAGCCAAGCCCACAAGTGCAGCGCATTGCGATGACTTCTAAGCGTGACTTGAAGCGCATCAACAACCCTGATGATGTGATGGCACTGCCTTACGCATTGGTGGCCAACCGCCAGCGTTTCAACATCTATGCCGGTAACTACTAATGAAGACGCCGATTCTTGGCTCTACTTATGTAGCGCGGTCTGTCAATGCGGCAGACGCTCGGATGGTCAATCTGTTTCCAGAGATCGTCCCCGAGGCCGGTAAAGAGCCTGCGTTCCTAAACCGCGCCCCTGGCCTTAAACTCCTTAACACCATTGGCAACGGCCCGATCCGTGGCCTGTGGGCGTTCTCATCTAGCGACAGCACAGCGTTTGTTGTTTCTGGCACGCAACTTTACAAGATCACCACTGCGTATGTGGCCACGCTAATCGGCACGGTAGCCGGCACTGGCCCTGTCAGTTTGGCTGACAACGGCACGCAGTTGTTCATTGCGGCCAATGGCCCTAGTTACATCTACAACAACACCACAAACGCCTTCGGTCAGATTACTGACCCAGACTTCCCAGGTGCTGTGACTGTTTGCTATCTGGACGGCTATTTTGTGTTCAACGAGCCAAATAGCCAAAAGCTGTGGATTACTGCACTGCTAGACGGCACGTCCATTGACCCGCTTGAGTTTGCTAGCACTGAAGGCTCGCCTGACGGTTTGGTGGCCGTAGCAGCCAACTTCCGCGAGGTGTGGGCCTTTGGCACTAACTCGATTGAAGTCTGGTACGACTCTGGCGCAACAGACTTCCCATTACAGCGCATCCAAGGCGCGTTTAATGAGTTGGGCTGTGCTGCCCCTTATTCGGTTGCCAAAATGGACAACGGCCTGTTCTGGCTTGGCCGTGACCGCCGTGGTGAGGGTATTGTCTACCGCGCCAACGGCTACACCGGCGTTCGCATTTCCACGCACGCTGTTGAGTGGCAGATTCAGCAGTATGCCGATCTGTCGGACGCTATTGCTTACACTTATCAACAAGACGGCCACAGCTTTTATGTACTGGTTTTTCCTAGTGCTAACACCACTTGGGTCTATGACGCCGCCACACAAGCCTGGCATGAGCGTGCGGGCTTTTCCAACGGTAACTTTACTCGTCACCGTGGTAATTGCCAAATGGCGTTTAACAACAATATTCTTATCGGCGACTTTGAAAACGGTAACGTCTATGCGTTTGACTTAGACGACTATTCAGACAACAACGGCGTTCAAAAATGGCTACGCACATGGCGCGCGCTGCCGACTGGTCAAAATAACCTCAAGCGCACAACCCAGCACATGATGCAACTTGATTGCGAATCTGGCGTGGGCTTAAATGGCTATGTGACTTCTGAAGTAATCTATCTTGAGACTGAACTTGGCGATTATTTAATCACCGAAAGTAATGACTTTTTAATTGCCGATCAAGAAGCAGTTGCAACCCAAGGCGCGGATCCGCAAGTCATGTTGCGTTGGTCAGATGATGGTGGCCACACATGGTCAAGCGAGCATTGGGCGTCCATGGGCAAGATTGGCCAGTATTACAAACGTGTAATCTGGCGGCGTTTGGGCATGACTGTCAAACTGCGTGACCGAGTTTATGAGGTGTCTGGCACTGACCCTGTGAAGATTGCCATCATGGGCGCAGAACTTATTCTGAGTCCAACGAATGCCTAGCCCTAACGCTACACCAACGCCGATCACGCCACCACGAGTGCCGCTGATTGACCCTCGCACGGGTCTGATTGACCGCGCTTGGTACTTGTTCTTTTTGTCGCTCCTTAATGCGGCCACAATTGTGGACGAAGGAAACCTTGGCACTGACACGGTGTCTTTGATTGCATCTTACGATGCGGCCTTGCAGGCATTGGCGCAGAATGTTGAAACCCAGCCCCCGCCAGTTGATCTGAGCGCTGAGTTAGCCAAGCAGATCCAAGAAGCTGGTTTAACAGATCAATCGTCTGCGTTGCTGTCTCAGATTGCCGAAATGCAAAAGCAATTAGAGGCGCTCAGTCTGTTGCCCCCACCCACGCAAGGCACGGTCACTGCTGTAACAGCCACAGCGCCCGTATTATCGTCTGGAGGCATTGCGCCTGACATTAGCCTTGCAGCTGGTTATGGCGATACGCAAAACCCCTATGCGGCCAAAACTGCTAACTTTGTGTTGGCTGGCCCTACGGCTGGTGCGGCGGCAGTACCTACGTTCAGGGCTTTGGTGGTGGCTGACATTCCTGCCCTGCCCTATGGTACAGGTACGGTCACCAGCGTGTCTGTTGTGTCTGCCAACGGCTTTGCCGGTACGGTGGCAAACCCTACCACCACGCCAGCCATAACATTGACCACAAGCATTTCTGGCATTTTGTACGGCAATGGCACAGCAGTCGCCGCTACTACAATCAGCGCGCCGCTGGCTTACTCGGCAGGCACACTAAGTATCACGCAAGCTAGTGGTTCTACTAATGGTTTTTTATCCAGTACTGACTGGACAACTTTCAACAACAAAGGCTCTGGCACAGTCACCTCGGTGGCCGCGCTGACTTTGGGCACGACTGGCACGGATCTTTCCTCGACTGTTGCCAACAGCACCACCACGCCAGTTATCACGCTAAACGTGCCCACGGCCTCGGCAACCAACCGTGGCGCGTTAAGCTCGGCTGATTGGTCTACGTTTAACAGCAAGCAGCCTGTCTCTGCGCCAGTCACCAAAACGGCTGACTTTACGGTTGCGGCAACTGAAGTTTGGCTGATCAACAATAAGTCAGGCTCCACTTGCACAGTTACCTTGCCAGCACCGTCAACCAATACAGGGCGCGTTTTGTACTTTCAGAACTACCAAGTACGGGCGCTTGTGTCGGCGTCCAGCAACGTAGTTCCATTGGCAGGCGGCGCGGCGGCCACATCAATTCTCTTGGCAAGTAGCGGAGATTCTGCGACACTTGTGTCTGATGGCACAAACTGGTTGATGACACAATACATCCCGAATAACATCCTTCTCTTGGAGTAAACCATGACTGTCACCGTCAAAGTCCTCGTACCGGCTAAATTTGCCGAAAACGCCCAAACAACCCAGTACACAGCGACTGGTGTTACGGCCATCATTGACAAGTTTACCGCAACTAACATCAGCGCGTCTGCCGCCACGATCAGCGTGAACTTGGTGACGACTGCTGGCTCTGCCGGTAACACCAACTTGATCACCAAGACCAAGACCTTGCAAGCGTCTGAGGTCTATACCTTCCCTGAACTGGTTGGCCAAGTGCTTGGCGTGGGCGACTTTATCAGTACAATTGCAGGCACAGCCAGCGCAATCAACATTCGCGTTTCTGGGCGTGAGGTGACCTAATGCGTGTAACCTACGGCAAGGGTTTTGCACCAGCTTTGTCCATGACGGGCAAGGTTTTGGCGTTGCAGAATGAACTCTTAAAAATGCCGCAGGCCAACATTGTTACCGAGCATATTTTTAAACCAGGTGTTTACGAGCGCAAGATTACGATTCCAGCTTGGACTGTTTTGACTGGCGCAGAACATAAGACGCCCTACCACGTCCGAGTGGAAAAAGGCACCATTGCAGTCAATACGGATGACGGCGTTAAAGTATTTACTGGCCCATGCGACTTTCCGGCAAAAGCTGGAATGCAACGCGCAGGGCGCGTGTTTGAAGAAGAAGTGGTTTGGGTGGACGTATACGACAACCCAGACGACTGCAATGATTTGGCGGTGCTAGAAGACCGTTTGTATGTCGTCCCTGCTTGTGGCCTTGCTGACAGCCGGACTGATGTACAAAGAGCGCAGATTGATTACGGCGCGTTTCTATATCAGATCGGTATGACTCAGAATGAAATGGACACGATTGTCCATAACGAGTCGGATTTGATGGAGATGCCTGAAGGCGTGGCTGTGGAATTGCGCGATTCGCCGATCCACGGCAAAGGGTTGTTTGCAACCCGTGATTTTGAGGCTGGGGAAGTTGTTTGCCCAGGCCGAGTGGATGGTAAAAGAACCCCAGGCGGGCGTTTTATTAACCACTCATTTAACTGCAATATCAGACCCGAAAAAGTAGGGGATGACATTTATGCAATTGCTGCGCGTAAAATATGCGCTGGCGATGAATTACTGGTAGATTACAGAGCATCAATGCGAGTCAATTTTGGACTCACGTTACAAGGAGAATTGCCATGTCTGGATGGGTAGCAGGAGCCACGGTTGTTAGTAGTTTAGTAGGCGCGCGCACAGCAAAAAAAGCTGGTGAAACACAAGCAGCTGCGGCTGACCGCGCTGCTGAACTTCAGCGTGAGATGTTTGAACAAACTCGCGCAGATCAAGCGCCTTACCGTGAGGCTGGCTATAACGCACTAGCTACTTTACAGCGCACGGCTGGCAATGTACCTGGCGCGTTTAAATTTGGCGCAGGCGATTATCAAGCTGATCCAGGCTATGCTTTCCGTTTGGCTGAAGGCCAGAAGGCGCTTGACCGTCAAGCAGCGGCTCGTGGCGGGTTGATCTCTGGTGGTGCTTTAAGAGCTGCACAGCGCTTTGGTCAAGAGATGGGATCGCAAGAGTTTGGCAACGCATACAATCGCGCTTTAACTGGCTACAACACTGATGTAGCGCGCGAAAACCAGCTGTACAACCGTCAAGCCGCATTGGCTGGCATCGGCCAAACTGCTACTAATTTAGTTGGTCAAGCTGGTCAGAATTACGCAACTGGCGCAGGCAACTTAATGACTGGCGGCGCAGCGGCTCAAGCGGCTGGCCAAGTGGGTATGGCTAATGCTTTGACTGGTGGCATGGGCACATATTTAAATTACACCCAAAATAATGCGTTGCTTGAAGCATTAAAAAATCGTCGTTCTACTTATAGTGGGCCGTCAAATGCAGCCCTCGAACGACAAATTTATGGAGAAGATTAACTATGGCGCTTAATCCAAACATTGCTCTTGGCGTTAGGCCACTTGAGGTTCCTAATCAGTTGGCGCAGTACGGTCAAATGCAACAAATCATGGCCGCACAAGACGCGCAACAACTTAACGCGCTTAAAATGCAAGAGGCGCAAGCAGGGCTAGAAGAGCGCAATAAATTACGCGCATTAAATCCTTCCGCGCCTGATTATGAGGCGCAACTTTTTAAAGTTAACCCTCAGCTAGGCATCAGCTATCGCAAAGAAAGAGCCACTACTGAAGCGCAAGAAGCTGTTAAAATTAAATCTCTAGCCGAAGCGGCAGCGGCAAAACAAAAAATGATGGGCCAAGCATACCGAGATATTAGTGGTCGCCCTTCAGACGCTAATATCACCGCGCATTTGGAAGATGTTGCAGAGTCAACGTTGTATAGCGATGCTGAAAAAGCGTCCATTACAAAACGAGGGCTTGACCTTTTAGCAATGCCGTTTGCAGAGCGCCAGATGTTTTTGGCACAGCAAGGCGCTAGTGCAAGCGAATTGAAACCCTCAACGCAAACAATCAACCGCGCCGGTGCTACGGACATTGTGCGGGTGCCTGCCTTTAGCGGCGCGCCCGCTACAGTTAGCACTTATGCAGATGTACCTTTGCCTGCTGATGTGCAAGCGCAAAAGATTCAAATTGCACAACAAAGCCGCCCACCAGCGCAACCCGTTGCACCAACAATTACAACTATTGTTGACCCCACTAACCCAAATCAAATGATTACCATTGATGCTCGACGCTATCAAGGTGGAGGCGCTAATTCGCCTGGCGTTATTGGAGTTGCAGGTAAAGAGCCAAGTGCGGCTTTGCGAATTAATAAAACTGAAGCAGGCAAAGCACAACTTGCTGATGATCTGGATAATCTCCGCGCATCTTTTGAAGCACTTGACAAAATGCGGTCTATTCCAAGTACAGAGCGCAACGTGCTATCTAATGTTGCGTCCGGTATTGCTGCTACTGGCGTAGGCCAAAAAGCTGGTCAATTGTTTGGTACAGAGGCACAAGTTGAGCGCGATGTCATTAACAGCGCCCGCAGTCGATTGGTTAACTCGATCAAGAATGCTACTGGCATGTCTGCACAGCAACTTAACTCAAACGTTGAATTGCAGACTATGCTTAAGTCAATCTCTGACCCTGGCCAATCTGTCCAAGCTGCATTGCGTATCATTGACGACATTGAAAATGCATATGTTAAAGGCGATGGCGTGTTGCCTAAACGCAATAAACCAGATGCGGCAGCACAAGGGACTGGTGGATTTAAATACCTTGGTAAAGAAAGCAAATAATGGCTACCAAATACCGTGTTCAAGGCCCCGATGGTGCGGTTCATGTCTTTGAAGGGCCTGATGACGCAACACCTGCTCAAATAGAAGCGTTTGCGGCTCAAACTTTTGGTGCAAAAGCCGCCGCACCAAGCGGAATTCCAGCGCCGCGCAAAGAACGCGGCTTTTTTGGCACTATTGGCGCGCCAATTCAGGCCGCGTCTGAAGGTATTATCAGCGGCGTCGGTAACGTCATGTTTGGCGGCCAAAGATTACTTGGCATGGGTTTGGAAAAAGTTGGCGGCGCTGATGCTAGTTCTCTAGGTCGAGCAGGTCAATTTTTGCAAGAAGATGCCGCCCGCCGTCTAGCAGAATCACAAGGGCGTGTAGCGCCTTTCAAACAAGAGTTTCCAGTTTCTACTGGCGCGGGTGAGTTGGGCGCTGAGGTTGTTGGCACGCTTCCTGTTGGCGCCGTAATTGCCGCGCCTTTAAGAGCAATTCCAGCAGCCGCACCGTTAGCTCAAGCCATTCGCACTGGCGGGTTTTCCAAAGGCAACATAGCCACACGCGCAGCAGGTGGTGCAACTTTAGGCGGCGCGTCTGCCGCAGTAATTAATCCTGAAGATGCGGCGCTTGGCGCAACTATTGGCGGTGCAGTACCGTTTGCTGGCCCAGCACTCGGTTATGTTGGCGGCAAAGTTGCAAACATGCGAACCATGCCGCAAAATCGTGCTGCTAGTTTGGCTCAACAAGCTGCTGGCGCTGATCTTAAAGAAGTGGTCAACGCATTGCGTAACGCGCCGCCTGGCGTTGGTGTTGCTCAAACGCTCGCACGGTTTGAGAACCCAGCACTTCAAGCCCTTGTAAGAGACTCTTTGGAGTCCACGCCTGAAGGCGCTCAATATTTGAGCAAGCTAGGAACTATGACGGAGAAGCAAGCTGTCAACGAGCTTGCAAAAATTGCAGGCGGTGTGTCTGCTGCTGAAACGCGGGCGACTGCTGAGTTGGCCAAAAACAACCTCAACGTCATTACTACACCAATGCGTGAGGCGTCCCTTGGCCGCGTCAACCTTGGCAAGTTTGTCGCAGACGAAGCGGCATCGAGAGAAGCAAATGACTTGGCTGTTTTAATGGGTTCTGGTTCTGAAATTGACCCTGCCCGCTTTGTATTGCAAGCAACTGGCGCTGAAAAAGCGCTTCGATCTGTTGGCATCAAACCATTGGAAGGCGCTCCGCTTGCCAATCAAATTGCCGCTATTTCAAAAAATCCATCTTTTGCTGGAAATGATTTGGTGGAAGGCTCGGTTCAGCGTGTAGCAGAAGACATTGCTAGATGGACTTCTAGCAACGGCGTTATTGACGCCAATGCTTTAGAAGCCATTCGTAAAAATGCAGTCAACGCTGCAATTGCTAAATTGCGACCAGGCGCTGATGCTACCGCCCAACGCAATTTGGCGGCGGGAGTTATGTCAAACATCAAACCGCTGATTGACAAAGCAATTGAAGACGCAGGCGGCGCTGGCTGGCGCGAGTATCTGACGACGCACGCCAAAGGAATGCAAAAAATTGCGGAAAAGAAATTAACAGGCGAAGCCCTTGCTTTGTTTAAAAACAACAAAAATGAATTTGTACGATTGGTGCAAAACGAATCGCCTGAAACTGTAGAAAAGTTCCTTGGCCCTGGCAATTACAACATTGCATTAGAACTTGCAGATAGCACAATGGATGTGTTGCGAAAACAAGCAACTGGTCATTTAGACCGCGTTGCGGCCAGCAAGCAAGCTACTGAAGGTCAAAAAGCATTAGCTACTTTGGTGTCTCAAAATACATCAATGCTTCGTTTTCCAAACCTTATAAACGCATGGGCTGCGGCAGGTAACAAGACAATCAGCGAGTTGGAAAAACGCATAGGAGTTAAGACAACAAAAACATTGTCGGACGCTATGCAAGACCCCCAAACTGCTGCAAACTTGTTGGAGTCAATACCCGCATCTGAACGAAATAAAATTATTCAGTTGCTTAACAATCCTTCTGTGTTGGGGCTTAAAGGCGCTGCCGTTACCCGTGCGGCTGCAATACCCGCCGCGCCCATAAATGCGCTTGCACCCCAATCTGAAAACCAAAACGCATTGGCTCGATAATGGACACCCAAGTTTTATTCAACATCGCGGTTAGTCTGGCGGGGTTCTTAGGTGGTTGGGTGTTAAACAACATCTACCGTTCTTTGGAGCGCCTCGACACGGACGTGCGGGCCATGCCTTTGAACTATGTCACACGTGATGACTACCGCGCGGACATGCGCGATGTAAAAGACATGCTCGGTAAGATATTTGACAAACTGGATTCTAAAGTTGACAAATGATCATCGACCCCATCACCGCGCTCGAAGGACTACAAAGCGCGATTAGTGTAGTCAAAAAGGCAAGCAAGGTTGCTAATGACCTAGCTGGCTTGGCCCCGTCTATTGCCAAGATGTTTGACGCTAAAAGCGTGGCCACCAAGGCCATGGTGGAAGCCAAACGCTCTGGCAACAAATCAAACTTAGGTGCTGCGCTTCAAATCGAGATAGCGCTTGATGAGGCCAAACGCTTTGAGCAAGAGTTAATGATGCTGTTCCAAGCCACTGGCCGCGCTGATGTATGGGACAAGATTAAAAAGCGCCAGCAGCAAATGGACATTGAAGACGCGCATCTGGCGCGTCAAGCCAAGGCCGAAGAAAAGAAGCGCAAAGAAGAAGAACAAGAGCAATTGGCATGGGCGTTTGGTGTCGTAATCATTGTGATGCTCTTAGGCGCAGTAGGTTATGGCATTGCTGAGATTCAGGATTTCTGTGCCAAGACAAGGTGTGGTCGGTGAATGAGTACCAGAAACAGTTTGACCTATTCCTTAAAGTCTTTGTCAGGCTGTGCGTGGCGTGGTGGGTGCTTGGCCTGCTCCAGTATCTGCCTGACGAGCTGGCAGGAAAAATCGTAAATAAACTTCTTGGAATGATTGGACTTTAAATGCTAACCTTACTTTCTACCCTTGTCAGTTTTTTGATGGGCGGCTTGCCCAAACTCTTGGATTTCTTTCAAGATCGTTCGGATAAGAAGCACGAGTTGGCGCTAGCGCAAATGCAGATCACCCGCGAACTAGAACTTCGCAAAGCTGGCTTCGAGGCGCAAGAGCGTATCGAACACATCAAGTCAGAGCAGTTGGAAACAGAGAGCGCGGCCAGCACCAAGCAGGCGTTGATCGGCGCGCAGCAGGCTGAGATGCAAGCCGCCTACGCCCACGACACCGCGCTTAACGAAGGCACTAGCGAATGGATGAAGAATCTGCGCGCCAGCGTGCGCCCCGTGATCACTTACGGTTTCTTTTTCTTGCTAGTCTTTGTTGACGTTGGTCTGTTTGCCTACGGCTGGAATAGCGGCGTGTCGTTCACTGAGTTGGCCGAGATGCTGTGGGACTCTGACACCCAGGCGTTGTTTGCCAGCATCATCGCGTTCCACTTCGGCGGCAGAGCGTTTGGCAAATGAAAATCTCAGCCAAGTGCCTGCACATGATTCGCCATCACGAGGGCGTGAGGCAGAATCCCTACAAATGCCCTGCAAAGCTGTGGACTGTGGGCGTGGGGCACGTCATGTTCCCAGAGCAGGGTAAACTCAAGATAGACCAACGCGATGCCTTTGTGCCCCCGCCAGAGGCCATGCGTAAGCACTCAATGGAGGAAGTCGATGCAATACTTAGGGCCGATCTTGCTCGCTTTGAGAAAGGCGTGGCTACTTATTGTCCTGTGCCTCTTACTCAAGGACAGTTTGACGCGCTGGTTTCATTTTCATTCAATGTAGGGCTTGGCACACTTCAGAGGTCAACCATGCGGCAAAAAGTACTGCGTGGTGACATGGAGGGCGCTGCCGAGGAGCTGCTGAAGTACTGCATGGCTGGCGGCAAAGTCTTAAGAGGCCTCCAGACGCGCCGTATTGACGAACGGGCACTATTCCTTAGTTAAGGCGCGGTACGCCTCAATAGCGGTCTTTAAATCGCATTGCAACTGCTGTATGCGGTCGTCCTGTTCGCACAGTTTGGCGTAGGCTTCTTCGGCAAACTTGGCCAAGTTAGCCTGGCTCCATGTAGAAAAGTCTGGTCTGTTGGTCATGCTCTCTCCTTGATGTCGTAAAACCAATCGTCACCGGCTGACCATTTGCGTGTACCGTCAACTGTCCACAGACGTTGCGCCGCTTGGAAGTCAGGGAACTTTGTCTCGCTAGGGATCAGGCTCTGGTCGTACCACAGGCACCGGTTGTTGGGCTGGCAAGCAAACTGGCCGTTGTCTAGCGCAATCCAATTGAACGACTTGTGTTCCTCGGCCTGCTCTGTGAACCCCGTGTCTAAGTCCATGCCCTCGGCGCAGAAGTCCACCGTGAACAAGTAGCGCCCGAAGTGCCACTCTTTATCTTTGCCGAGGAACTTGACGCCTAGGTTACGCAGGCCGATCTTTTCAATAATCGTAAAGCGGTAGCCCATGCAGTCCCACAGCTGTAGCGTGTCAATCGGCAGATCGCCAGCGTCCTTGTGCCAGACGTAGGCATGGATCGGCAGCTTGTCGTACAGGGCGCCGTAGTTGGGCAACAGCGACTCAATGCGAAACACTTGGCCACGCAGGGCTTTAAGACTGACCCAGATGGCAGGCTCCAGTTCGCCATGGCCTTTGTGATCGTTGTACAAGAACTCGCGCTTGACAAAGCACTTCATAGGCGGCAGTGATGCCACGATGTAACTCATGTGTTTTCCTTAGTCATTGATTTCTTTCTTTGAGGGTGCGTCTAGTTCAAGGCGGTAATACTTAACGGGCATCTTGGCATTCTTGTCCAGCTGTTTGCGTAGCCAGTCAATGCCTCCAAGTTCTTTGAAGATCATCATGTGACGATCTGTGAGCCTGATCTGGCGGCCTTTAAGGGGTTCGGGTGGTTTTGGGCGTGGCATTATTTCTGAAGTGATATGGGCATGTATATACACGCCTTGGACTTGCTGTTCTGCACAACAAGAGGGGCGGCTGGCGCGCGCCGTTTGCAGTTCATGCACTTGGCACAAGGCTGCACGGGCGCGCACTTGAGGTAGTTAAAAAACACGGGGCTTCTCTGGGGGCAGTGGTGGCAACAACTCAGACGGCGGTGTCCAGCCGTACTTGCGCCAGATGGCTTGCACGTCAGAACCTGTTGTCCACTTGAAGTCTTTCAAGGGGACAGAAGGGTAACTGATTTTAGAGTGGGGTGGCAGTGTCATGGTTGTATTGCTCCTTTGAGTAGTTCTAGTCTCTCCCGCGCAACGCGCAGGGTGTTGTAGCGCTGGTGAAGGCGCTGAAGCATGGAGACGCGCTTGGCGCCTTCACGTTCTTCGTTTAGCAGTCTGAGGACTTCTTCCTCTGTCAAACTGCTTAATTTGTTATTCAGGCTGCGCCAGGTGTCGTTCAATTTTTCTCTCCAGTTCGTAGATTTCTTTTTTGCAGTTAGCGTAGGCGCGGGTGCTGGCGTTAAGGTTGCGCTCCCTGATACGCAATTCAGCCTTGGCCGTCTTAAGTTTGGCCTTCCATAAGTCAAGTCTTTTCATTTTTCTCTCTCAGTTTGGCTTCAATGGCTTTGGCAATTTCTTCAAATGAATACCAGCCCATAATGTTTTGCATCTCGTACCAAGTCTTTTTCATTTCATCGTCCGTCAGGCCGACCCACTCACGCTTTTCAAAATGGTACGGCTGGCCAATCTCACGCAAGATTTGCTTGCCAAGGTTGCTGTGCTTCTCGACTTCGTTGAAGGCTTCGTCTTCCTCTTGTGTCCAATCAGTCATCGCGGTGCGTCCTCGTAGTTGTCAGGGTTAAACTTGGGCTGTTTAGTGCCCTTGTCCTTGGGGTTTGGGAATGGTGGGAATGGCCAGTTCATTTAAGTTCCTCCATAGCAATGTCAGATATGGCGCGCTTGTCATGCAAGGCCGCCCAGATTTTCTCGTCAACCGTTTTATTGGTCAGCATTACATAGCACCACACAGGGTGTTTTTGCCCGCTGCGGTGCAGACGGCCAATGGTCTGCTCGTATAGTTCCAGACTCCACGGCAGTGACAGAAACACCATGTGACAGCCGCCGTGTTGGAGGTTGAGGCCGTGGCCTGCTGACTTTGGATGTACAGCGAGCAGTTGTATTCCGCCTTTATTCCATCGCTCGATGGCGTCTGGGCTGTCAAGGGTTTGCAAACGTCCGAAGCGCCTTGTGAGTTCGGCAAGTTCTTCTTGGTAGTTGTACACAATGATGGTGTTGGCATGCTGGTTCTCGTCTAGTAATTCTTCAAGGCGCTCAAACTTGTGCAGGCCATACCAGATCGGGCGCTGGGTAGAGTTAAATTTGCCTGGCACATGCGATGGCGTGGTGATCGTGTCGTACACAAAACCTGACGCCAGTTGTTGCAACTTGCCCGTGACAACAGCCGCGTTGACTGCCGTGATGCCGTCTAGCACGAAGTCCTTTTTCATCTTGTTGTACGGCGTCAGATCCATGTCGCACTTGACCTCGACAGTATGCAAAGGCGGCAACTTGTCCTTATACTCACCTGCCTCCAAGACAAATGTGGCAGGCTTGATCACGTTCATAACCTTCTCAAGCGAGCCAACGCGGGGCGACCATTCGCCAAAGTCTTTATTGATCAGCACAAAGTACTGCTGCATGAACGCGCCCTTGGAACGGCCAAGCAGGGACTGGTCAACGATCTTGCACTGACCAAAAACGTCTTCAAGGCCGTTGCTGGTGAACGAGCCAGTCAAGCCCCAGCGTATGCCAATACCGCCGATGACTTTGTCAAGGGCTTTAAACCGCGCGCCGCTTGGGTTCTTCAGTTTTGTCAGTTCGTCAAACACAATGCCGTCAAAACTAGATAGGTCTTGTTCGGCCAGCCACTGCAAATTGTCGTAGTTCGTCACAACCATTGGTTCAGTACTGCGCAACACGTCTTCACGGTGCGCGGCCGAGCCTATTGCAACCGAGACACCCCACTGCGGCGCCCATTTGTCACCTTCAATTGGCCACACGTCCGTGCAGACGCGCTTGGGCGCCAGCACCAGCCAGCGTTTGACGTGCCCGTCAGCCAACATGGCGGACATGGCCGTCAGCGTGATGGCAGTCTTACCAGCACCGACTGGCGCCAAGATCATGGCGCGGTCATGCTCGTAGAGAAAGTCAGCGGCTGTCTCTTGATACGGACGCAATGAAAGCATCAACTTGTTCCTTAGTCCAAAGACATGCGTAGTTTTGACGCAACAGCATCATGTCGGTTTCAAATAATTTCTGGAGCGCAGACAGTCTGCCGCCCTTGGTTTTGACTTCCACAAACCATGTTTGACCATCGGGTAAACACGCAATGCGATCTGCTACACCTTTGCGTCCAGGCGAAGTAAACTTCCAAGTCCTGCCGCCAATGCTTTGCACCGCCCAGTCAAAATAAATTTCAATTTCTTTTTCACGCATGCCGCAAAGTATACATGTAAAAAAGATTTGCACAACAATTATTTTTGTGCTACATTCAAAGCTCATTAACTAAAGGACAGTAAAGTGCAACACTCAAACATCGTAGGCGGCTCAACAGCCAAGCGCGTCATCAACTGCCCAGGCAGTGTGGCGTTGGTGCAAAAGATGCCACCCAAACCCTCAAGCAAATACGCTGACGAAGGCACGCTTCTACACAACGTCATGGCCGAACTCATCATGAGTGAGGAGCCGCCAGAATATTACATTGGCACACGCTATGAAGATCAAATTCTCACGTTTGAACTGGTGGAAGAAAAGATCCTGCCCGCCCTGCGCGCCCTTGACGTCATCGACCCCGAGCATAAGATGGAGATTGAAGCAGAGACTAGAGTTGGTTTTGGTGATCTGCTTCCTGGCGTGTTTGGTTCTACTGATCTCATTGGCCGCCTTGGTAATCGCGCCGTCGTTTTGGATTGGAAATTTGGTGATGGTGTCATGGTCGAGGTGGAAGAAAACCCACAGTTGATGTTCTACGCTGCTGCGGCCATGCGTACACCTGAAGCGCAGTGGGCATTTGAAGGCGTGACTGAGATTGAATGCGTCATCGTGCAACCGCCCGAAGTGCGCCGCTGGGTGACAACGCCAGAGCGCATCGCTAAGTTTGAACTTGAATTGGTGCAAGCAGTCAAGCAAGCAGAAAAGCCTGACGCAAAGCTGACTGTGGGTGACCACTGCCGTTGGTGCGCGGCCAAGCCTATCTGCCCCAAGATGACTGGCGCTGTTGATCGCGCATTGAAGGTGCAGATCGAGGCGTTGCCCGCCGCGCAGATTAGCAACTACCTTAAGAACGCTGACATGCTTGAGGAGTGGATCAAAGACCTACGCGCCCTTGCATTGCAGATGCTTGAGTCTGGCGCTAAGTTGCCCGAATACAAACTGGTGGCCAAGCGCGCCATCAGATCATGGTCGGATGAGGAGAAAGCCAAAGTCGCTTTGTTCGCATACGGCCTCACAGAATCTGAAGTGATGGAGACTGCTGTCGTCTCCCCTGCGAAGGCCGAGAAGGCGTTGAAGAAACGCAAGATCGGCCTACCAGAAGACCTCGTGGTCGCCATCTCGTCAGGTAACACTTTGGCAAGCGTGGATGATCCACGACC